AATTAATATCTTTTCTAAATCTTTTTGTGTTAATCTTTTGGTAGCATATGAATCAACATCAATCCACACTAACCAACCTGGTTCTTTATCTTTTTCTGCTAATGTAAAAGCATGGTCAGTTAAAGCAAACATTTTATGTGACCATTTAATAGCATCAAGTTTATCATTGTAAGGTATCTGTCCATCTTCTGTACCATTATGAACAGCATTTTCTTCTACAAATCTTTTATACTTTCTATGTTCTTCAAGATTTGTATAATCAATATGTTTTTCTAATGAATATTTATCAGCAGGAAAATTATGATAATAAGCTTTTACTTTTAAAGTAGGTTCCCAGTTTTCATAAACAGATTTAAATAATAAAGTACCAAACTTATTGTATAAGTCTTCATTAAAACATGTAACAAAATTTATTTTCATATCATGTAATCCTTATTAACATCTAGTATACCTTGCATTTGTAACCATTGTGCATCATTGCTCCACTCTATAGCATACTTATTATCTATATCTCTTTTTGAACCCCACTCTTTAAACCAAGGACCTCCAGTAGTAAAGTGAACATTCTTTGCATCAATATCAGAAGATGAATGATTATCTAACCAATTCCATTCTTCTGGTATTGTTCCTATATCTGCTTCTTTATCTGGTAACCATTGAAATGTATGCAACCATCTACCTGATTTAGTATTAACTTCTTGTGGTGTAAGTTTTTGATTTACCTCATGACCACAATTAAACATAATTAAACTAGACCAATTCTTTCTAGGATAAACATGTTGTTCTTTACCATCCATTTTCTTTTTATCTTTAGGTTCATATTTATGTTTAACTACATGTATAGGATAATAATTATTATCACACATTTTAAATAATTCTGCTATATCTGCTCTTACATACATATCAGAATCCATATACAAAGCTAAACCTTCATACATATTTAGTGCAGGTATTAAGAACCTACTAAAACTAAACTGCGTAGAAAAAGGTTTACCATCTATTTCATCATAATCTTGACCACCTATGCTATTATGTTTTCTAGTATATATACCTATCTTTGTAAGTATATCTCTTCTTAAAGGTATAACTCTAACAGGTTTAGTGGATATTCTCTCTAATGAAAATTTTAATACCTCATAAGCAGTATGTTCTTTAGGGTCATACCCTACATAAACTGTGTTTATCATTTGTTTCTTTAATAGCATATGCATTTCCTTAAAACTTATATTCGTGGTCAATAAACCAAGTACCTGCTTCTATACCTGTACCTGTTCTTTTTCTTTCATAAGCAAACTTTAATTTACTTTGATAAAACTTTTTAGTAGCATAAGCTCTAAACTTTGAACCATCATGTTCATTATCTAAATCATGATAGTATCTATATCCTAACGAATCAAAAGCATGTACGTTAGTAAAAAATATATTTTGTAACCATAATAATGTTAGCACAACAAATAACTTATTCATATCTTCTCCAAAAAAAATAGGGAGTATATCTCAACTCCCTATATAACTTAATTAATTTTAATCTTCTTAGGTTTTTGTTCTTCAGGTACAATCTGTTTGAGAGTTAATCTCAATATACCTTCGCTGAATTTAACGTCTTCAACGTGTAACGTGTCTGCTAGAACAAAGTCCCTAGTAAAAGACCTTTTAGCAATACCCTTATGTAAGTATTCACTTTCTTCTGCTCTTACATAATCACCTTCTATAGTCAAATGATTTTCTTTAACAACAATATTTAAATCATCTTTCTTAAATCCTGATAAAGCAAACTCTATAAGAAAAGTTTCTTCATCTTTTTTTATAATATCATAAGGTGGATAGTTAATATCTTTCCCTCTTATGTTACTCATAACATCAAACAATCTATCAAAACCAATAGCTTGTCTTGAAAAGTTATCTATTTCAAACATATATTTATCTCCTTAAATAAGCAAGTTAAAAAAGAGTCCATCTCTGGCACTCATTTATGTAATTATACATTATAAACATATGAAAGTCAAGAACTTTTTATATATTTAATAAACCAAATGTGTTTAATATAGCCATGACCATTACGTAGATACACCAAGCACCTACGCAAATAGCCATAAAGTTAACTATATATCCACCAATTCGCATGAACCACTTTTGCATGCTAACTCCTGTGAACCTCTTGTATTATCTTCTGTTTCATAATCTTGTAATTTATTCCAATCAATATTTTTTGGTATCTTAGATTGTAAATCATTATATTGTACCTCATCTATATCTTGATAAGGTGCTTGCTGATACGTATGGTCTGAGAAAGGTAAGAATGATATACCAGATAGTGTATCAAAGTTATTCCAACACCAGTTACCTACATTAATCCATTCATGTTCCTTAACAGATATAGTTACTGATGGTTTATGTTCACACCAATGTTGTGCATAACACTTCCATATCTCTAACTGTTCAATAGCAGTCATAGTATATCTAAAGATAGCACTAGGGTCTGCTTTCATAGGAAAAGAAAATACAGAATTATTAGGTTGCATCACATCATCTTCACAAGGTATGCCTTGGTCCACCATAAACTGTGTTAAAGGGTCTTTCTTATCTCCTCTTACTGTTCTAATATAATAAGGATTGTGTCGAGCATGAATACCACTAGCAGAGTCAACTAATTGACTAACTGTACCAGAAGGTTTGACACATGTAATAGCTGTTGATTGTGGTATACCTAACTTCTTTGACCACTCTTCATTTGTTAGTACAGCTTTATGTCTCATCTTACTTAATACATCTGGTAATGCAGTTCTCATTCTAGATAATAAACTATTGTCCATAATACCTGTAAGAGATACACCAAGTAATCTTTCTTCTTCTGTATTAGTTTGCCATCTCTTACGTAGATAACCAAAGTCTGTAAGTGTAGCTTGTATTGTACCTAATATAGTAGCTACTTCTATCTTACTATGTAATGTTTCTTCTGTATCTGTAGGTCTTACAACTACCTCTGTAAGATTACAGAACTGATTAGGTCTTAATATAATTTCACTACAAGGATTAGTACCAAAGTCCCAATCAGCATTACGTCTACCATTTTCTCTAGCTTTATCTTGAGCAGACTTTCTATTAAAGATACCACGTTCACCAGACTTACTCTCATATAATGCTAACCATTCTTTCATAAAAATACCTGCATCTGGTTTCTCTGTGTATGCTACAGAGTTATTAGCTAGTGCTCTTTCAGGATTTGTTTCCCACCATGCACCAGACTTGGCAACTCTTAATCTCTGGTCTGATAAATTAGACAGAGATATAAGAGCTGACCTACGCACACCACCAACAACCACAACTTCACCAGTCTTACACACAATATCATGACATTCCATAGAAGATAACTTTCTACCTCTAGAATTTTTAAACTTATCAATAGTAAAATCAAATAGATTAACTAAAGGTTGAGGACCACTTGCTCTACCACCAAATGTTTTTAATCTATCACCTGCAGGTCTAACTTTACTTATATTTATTTTAGGTATTCTACAAGTATATAAGTAAGATATTAAATCTTTAAATGCTCTTGCCCAACCTTCTTTTGAATCATTTACAGAAACAACATCATCTGTTTTTTCAAACTCTCTATCTGGTATAGTAGGTAGCTTATCTATGTACTGTCTTTCAACAGAAAAACCTACACCTGTGCCATTCATAAGAATATATAATACCTCATCAAAAGCTTTTGGATTATCAATAGGAATATAAGAACAATTATATCCTGCTATATTTTCCCTTTCTAATGCAGGACCTGCAGTCATTAATGCTCTCATAGAGGGCATAACATTTAATCCTATTATATTATCTTCTATTCTTCTCCACACTTCACTATCTAACTTAACACCTAGATTTTTATCTAAATGTATTTGAAAGAAGTTAGTTAATCTTGTAACTGTTTCTATCCATGTCTCTCTTCTACCTTCATCAGGTAGCCAACGTGCATATCTAGACGCATGGATAAACGTCTGATATTCTGTTGGTAAATAGTTATTCCCTGCCATAATCTTTCTCCAATATTAATTCACAATAATGTATTACTTTCTCTATGTCACTAGCACCTTCACCTTTTCTTCTATGTCTTGTAATATACTTTACTACATTACCTTCAAGAAAAGTAAGATTATTTTCTACAATATAATCAACAGGTTGTATCTTACATGATTTGTAATGGCTGCCACCTACCTGTCTTTCTGTAGCTAGTCTTGCTTCTTTTTCTATATTTGTTTTCTTAAAACCTTTTTTATCTTTTACTGTTTCTTTTATTGCTTCATCCATTTGTCCCATATCCTCTCCTATAATTTAGTTAAAAAGTATGCTATTAAAACAATAAACATACCCAATATTATTCCTATAATAAAACATGTTAATAAATTAAATTCCATATTATAACATCTTTTTTATTCTTTGTCTAACATATTTTATATCTGGTGAATGAATAACTTTATATGCAAAGCTTCTTGTATATGAAGGATTTAATCCTGCATTTTCACATATTTGTTCAAAGTTATCACATGTTACACCAACACTACAAAAAAACCATGCTATAGCTCTATCTTTATTTACTTTACTTTTTTTATTTGTAGCATCTAATAAAGCTTGTAATATAACTGATAAAAATAAACCTCTTTCAGGAGATTCTTTATTATTAATATCTACATCTAAAAAAATATCAATGGTCTTTTTCATTATTTACTATATGTGTCAACATTTCTATTGCATCTTTTGCTTCAGATGCTTTATGTACTAATTCAATAACATCTTCTACAATCTTAGGATGTTCGCCTACACCCACAGGATTGTTAATGTGTATCTTAATATTTGCTAAAGCTTTATCTCTTTCTGCTGTATAGTGAGACATAACTGCTTCTAGTATATATGATTTTGCTGTCATTTATCTATCCTTTCTATTTTAATAATACCTTTATGACCTGTTTCTAATATAGATAAATATGGTTGATGTAAATTATTTTTTTTAGAATATTCAAACATATTTTCTACTATATCTACTTTACCATTTTTATAAATAACTTTTCTTAAACCATTACAATTAGCTTTACTAATTTTTTTCTTAGTTTCTTCTGTAATAGGCTTATAACTTTCAATAGGTCTATAAAATTTACCACCTACATACGAATTATAAAATGAAGGTTCATCACTACCTTCTATCTTAGCAGTAAGAACATTCCATTTTATTTGGTAATATGCTTCATAATAACGAAGACTTCTTTTATTTTTATACTCTGCAATTACCTCAAATGTAAAATATTTTTTACCTATCTTTTCTATATCTTCATTAAGATATTTTGATGAGCCTGTATATGTTTCCCATTTATGTTTTATTTTCTTTTTACCTGTAGAGTAATATTGTTTACAACCAACATAAGCTTTTTTATTTTTAGTATTAGTTATAATATAAACAAAACCAAACTTATCTTCATTAGGTATAAAAAATTTACCACTCTTATAACACACCCAATGACTATTTACCATTCTAATATTTCTTCTACTCTAGGTTCTTTTGCAATGTTTGTAAAATACGTTGGACCTTTTTCATACTTAAAAGCACGAAGTCCTTGACCATTGTTAGCATCAGACCAACACTCTCTTTTATGAGGACAAAAAACACAACCAATAGCAAGCTTCCTATTCCCAGAAACACCTTCAGGAATATCACTATAACATCTATTAGGAACTGTTTTAGAATCCAAAGCACTTTTGAGATATTGTACTCTTTCTTTTGCATCTATCATCTCCAAATCATGTACTCTTGTTAAGGCAATATTGCCATGCTGTTTATCTATAGCTAAGAAACATGCTTCTTTAACATTATTACCTGCAGAGTATGCAGATATTTGTGCTATATATCCAAAGGGGTCATCATCAGCTAGTTTATTATTAGCAAACTTTTTAAAAGCATATCCACTAGCACTCTTACAGTCTACTAATATACCATCTATCTTACAATCTTGATGTCCTTTAATACCTTCTACCTCTACTTCCTTTTGTTCTTCTGTAACTGTATGTCCTGCTACTCTAGATAAAAGTATAAGTAAATCTTCTAGTATGTGTCCATATAAAAATTTAATTCTTGTTGAGGGTGCTAATGGTCTAGCTTCTGAATTAGAATGTTTATCATACCATAACTGTCTTGTAGGTTTACCTATGGAAGATAAAGATAATTTTCTCTGCTTTCTAGGTTGTTCATTTAAAACAGTTTTAATATTGTTCGTTACATTTTTTGTAAACTCTTTTAAATGTTTTTCTAAATCTTCTTCACTTATTTTATTAACAATACTTGGTTCAAATAAATTGTATATATCTTCTACTAATGTGTTTATTGATTTCATAAAAATATAATAGAAAGACCTAACAAAATATTGGGAGGATGTTAGGTCTTCTATTACCCTTTCTTAGTTAAGAAGCAAATCTTGCATCTGCATCTTCATTAGAAACAAAACCATCAGGCACAACATCAAATGCGTTATCAGCATCTGCGTCTGCGTTGTAAGGAATTAAGTTAGTAACCTGTACTGCCCTTAAATCAGCAGACACTCCAGACTTACCACCAAACTCCCAGTCATATGTAGAATACAACACATTAACTTCTGAACCATTACCAATTAAAGTATTTATCATGGCTCTCTTCTGAGCATCTACAACCTCTGGTGCTTTGTTTAAATCACCACGTTTGTTCTTAACTTTTCTCTTAATAGTAACAAAGTCTCCTCTGTCATCACCTTTATTCTTAACACTAAGACCATCCTCTTCAGCAATCTTTTTATTTTTTGAATCAAGATTACCAACGTCAACAGTCCACACACCATCAGAATCAAATGTTGTGTTAGGGCTTGTTATGCTAGCCCAATAAGCATTTCCTTTTAATACACTCATAGTATTTTTCCTTTCTAAAAATAAAATTATATCAGAGTTATTCATTTTTGTCAAGATTTTTTAACCAAATAAATGTTTTATCTAAAGCAACAACTTTAGACATTTCTATTCTTGATATTAAATCTTTCTTTCCTTGATAACTCCTACCCCAAACTTTATAGTTTGCATTTCTAAATAAAGCAACTCTTTTAGTTACATCAACAATACTTTCACACATATCTCTAAGTTGTTTAGTATCTGCAAATACAAAGTCTTCTTTACGTTCAAAAGCAATGTAGTCAGATTTACTATATAGCCAACCTGAATCACCCATAGTATTTTTGAACTCCACTACAGTCCATAAGTCATCAAATCCTTTTGACTTATCTGTTCCTGTTCTTCTAGCTTTTACATCTACTGTAAATTTTTTATCTCCTTTCGTTAAAATTAAATCAATGTGGTCATACATATTTTGTTTCTCTGAAGAAGGTTTTACAATATATCCTCTTCGTAAACCCTCTTCTGCAAGTAAATTTTCTGCTGCAGTACCACGTTTAATATAGTCTTTGTGGTCTTTTCTACCCACAAATTCCTTGACTAATGTGTTTGTGCCCATGTCGTACCTTCCTTCCATTCGTTATCTAATGGACATTTCATTTGCAACTGTTGTTCTGTATCCTTCATTGCATCTTTGGTAATACTACCAAATTTCTTTACATCTTTTTTAGAAACTTCATATTGATATTCATCATGTATTGAAGCAACTAACTTAGCATCTACACCAGATGCTTGTATTCTTTTATTCATATTAATTAACCATAGCTTACACACAACTGCACCTGCTCCTTGTAATAAAGTATTTAATGCACTATGTGGAGAACGTACATGCAGTAATCTACCATCAATACCTTTTATCTTACCTTTTGATGCTGAGTTTGTTACACTATCTCTAACTCTTTTCAAAGCAGGCATGTTAGATAAAAATCTATTTATAAGTTCTTGTCCTTCTTTAGCACCTTTACCTACTATCTTACCTATCTTACTAGCACCTGCACCATACATAAAAGCATAGATAAATGTTTTAGCTTGGTCTCTATCTGATATACCTGCCATTCTCATATTCGCAGTATGTATATCTCCATTTAAAACTTCCTCAGTAAAATTAGCATCATTCATCAAATGAGCTAAACAACGTAATTCTAATCCACTAGCATCTGTTCCTACAATAGAGTGAGTGTAGGGATTCTCGACTGTCCAACAATCTCTACACTCTTTTCCATAAGGAGAACGAACAGCAGGAATCTGAGCCATGTTAGGACTGTGATGTGCCATACGACCAGTTATGGTTTTTAAGGTATGTACTCGACCATGTACTCTACCATCTTTATCATCACAAGCATTTATCCATGACTTGATTTGTGCTATTCTTTTCTGAAGTAACAAGTACCTAGAAATCTTTTTAGCTTCTGGTAAATCAATACCATTTAATACTTCTTCATTAACAATTACATTACCTTTATCTGTATGTTTCTTTGGTTTCCACCCTATCTCTATAAGTCTATCAGCTATCTGTTGTCGTGAACCTATATTGAAAGGTATATATTTTGTTTTTGTTTTTAAATCTTTTCTTGTTGGGTCAAAATGTATGCGACCCCATTTTTCTAAATTATTGGCTTCATCTAGTAACGTGTTGTGTAAACACATAGCTTTTTTTACATCAAGATAAAAACCATTCTTTTCTTGTTGGTCTATAATAACTCTTACTTGATGTTCCATATGAATAGAAGACCTAGAAAAACCTTTACCCTCTGTTTTTAAATGATTATATAACTTATGTGTTATGTCTACATCTTGCATACAATATCTTTTTAATTCTTCTGTATATTTACCAAAAGAATCTATCTCTCCTTTAGGAAAGTTAAATCTATCTCCCCATGCTCTTAATCCATGTCCACCTTCTCTCATAGGATTAAATAGCTGTGATAATATTAGTGTATCTAATACTTGTGAAGGTTTAATTTTTATATCTAATAATCTATTTAATACAGGAGCATCAAAAGATAATCCATTATGCATTATATATTGGTCAATATCTTTAGACCAATTCTTAAATACATGCATGTTACTTGGGTCAAATACTGTTGATACATTTGTATCTATATTTTTAGCCACAATACAATTAACTACACTAGCATTTAATTGGTCTGTCTCTATATCAAGAACTACTTTCATGTTGCTCCTTTCCACACCAACTACATTTTTCTCCTTTACCAACAAACATTTCCATTTTTTCTACTGGACAAACATGATACCACATCCAATGTCCATCATGTTTAGTTAGTTTACCTTCGTAGTTTTCGTTAAATAAAACTTTTTTTGCTTTCACTATCATTCTCTTTTGTTTAAATGTTAATTTTTTTGGTTCATAAACTATCTTGTCTTTAGCCATTCTTTATATCCTTCTTCCCAACTTGGTTTATCTTCTTTATCTTTGTGACCCCAATACACTAAATGAAAAGCATCACAATTAGGACAAGATAAATTAGTAACAATAGTATGGTCTTCATCATCTTCGCAATCATGGTCTCCACCCCATATTAATTCTGTTCCACAATTATAACACTTCATTAGAAAGGTACCTCCTCTGTATTATCTTCTGCATTATAATCTACTTCGTAGGGATTGTCAATCTCTTTCATACGACCTGTATCTTTATTATAATGTAAATGTGTAGCCACACCTGTATCTCCTGTATATCTATTCTTTAAAATACGTAAAGTTGTTGTGTTAGCTTTTACATCATCAGTATCTTGTTGATTTCTTTCTAACCCAATCACACCATCAGATAGATGAGCAATGCTTGCACTACCACGTAAATGTGAAAGTGTAATCTCTTTACCATCTTCGTGTCCTCTATCTCCTGCAGGTCTACGTAAATGTGATACTAACAACATACCAATACCTGTTTGTTCTACAAGACTTCTAAGCTTGGTCATTAATACATCAATAGACTTTCTCTCATCTCCTTCATCTTGACCAGATACGAGAATAGATAAATGGTCTATAAAAATCCATTTACATTCTAATGCTTGTGCCATGTATCTAACTCTAGATAATATCTCATCATTATCTATAGAACCAAAATGGTCAAAAGCATGAAATCTATTTGTACCAATAGTCTTATCAAACCATTCTAATATTTGTTCTTCACTATAATTTTTACGAACCTCATTAATATATAGTCTAGCATTAGCTTCAACTGACATGATATTAAATACTGTGTTCTTAGTATTTTCTTCTAATGCTAATATACCTATGTTGTGATTCGTATTCTTGAGTAAGTGATGCATCATCTCTCTCATAATAGAAGACTTACCCATACCTGCACCAGATGTAAATGTAATTAATTCACCTGTTCTCATACCATAAGTTTTATCATTTAACTTATTCCAAGGATAAGGGACTGTCTCACAATAATCTTCTTCAAATAATTTTGAACGTAAGCTGCTAAGATTTACAATACCTGCAGGTGTATAAGGTTGTGCGTTCCACCATGCTTGAGAAAACTTTTCTCTCTTACCTATTTTTAAATATTCATTAGCATCTTTAAATTCCATATTCATAATCTTACATTTGTTAGGACTAAACAACTGTGCTACTTTTTCACTAGCTTCTCTACCTTGTTTGTCCATATCAAATGATATAACTATGTTCTGAAAACTATCTAAATATTCAAATGCTTTTTTACAATCTCTTAGTGCTGAACCTGCTCCTGTCTTAACAGATACACATGCCCACTTACTACCTAACAATTCATAAGCAGACATGGCATCTACTTCACCCTCAGTTATAGTGATATACTTACCACCACCTGTAAATAAATTCTGACCAAATAAAGTAGCTTCAGTTATATTTCCTTCTACCCACATATTCTTAGTGGCTACATCTCTTACTTTGTTTCCTATGTTAGCACCACTTTCATTGTAGTATTTATAAATGTGGTGTGTATTCATATTACCATTTACTTTTACACTTGTATTATATTTCTGTGCAGTTTCTTTGTTAATATTTCTTTCTGTTAATGCACCTGTTGTACCTACAGTTTTTATAGCACTTTCTGTAGGTATAGGCACTACTTTTTCTTGTTGCATATTCTCTCCAAATCTAGTGTTGCAGGAAAAACAATAACTGTAACCTTCAGAATGTTTAACATTCCCATCACTTGAACCACACTTAGGACAAGCACCCCTGTCTAGCCATCTTTTCTCCATAATTTCCCCTATATTATATTATAAAATGTATTTAGTCAATATCAAAAGAACTATCGTATAATCTTTTAAACGCACCTATATCAGACTCTGCTCTTTCTTCTATATCTTTTTTAGCTAACTCCATAGCTTCAAAAGATTCATAGCCTTCTTCTAGATATTCATAGTATCTTTCTTTAACTAATTCTTTCATTTCTTGTTTTAACAAATTCATCTTTCTTCTCTTATAACGAAATTAAATAAAATAAAAAACTAATAAATAAAATTATAGGAAAAATATGATTGACCCATAATTTTTTTTCTTTGTTTTTTTGAAACCACTTACCTGTAGCTTTTAATCTTCTTTCCCTGTCTTTACTCATCTTTAATATGACTTGCATCTGGATTATATAATCCTTTATTAGGTTTATTTTTATCCAACTCTTCTCGTAACTGCTTAATTCTTACATAAGCATGATGAAGCTGTTCTTGTAAATCTCTAATATTTTTTTTTAATATTTCTATTTCATTCATTGTACTGTCATTATTTGAACCCAATCATCTATAAAAGGTTTTAATATTATTCCTCTCTCATCATAAAGTTCTTGCATAAAAACTCTTGCTTCTTGCTTATCTTTAAAATACATAACTTTACCATCATCTTCCTGTAAAATATCAGGCAGGTCTATATTATCTGGATAAGGTAAAGCTAATACATACATATCTTTTCTCATATTATTTTTATTATACATTAGATTATTCATCTAGTCAATACCCAATGTAAGGCACAATAAAACATAGGAAATACCATACTAAAATACCTGCAAGTATTTGCATCATTTCTTTATTTATGTTTATCATTCTTAATACTCCTCTCAACTTTTTCGTATAAACTGTTGTTATACTTATGTAATTTGTAATTAACTTTATTATCTCTTAGCATATCAAACAACCTATCTAACACATTTTTTTTAGAAGGTCGTCTGTTAAAGTCTAATTCTATTTCTACTTTGTATTTCATTCTTCCTCCTTGCTACCAGAAATAGAACCTATCTGTCCTTTGAAAGGTAACACCTTTGCACTAGGTCTAGTTTCTTCTACTAGCTTTATGTCTGCATCAAACTCTATATCTTCTGGAAACATAAATTCTTCTAGTTCATTAAACCCACCTATGTGTAGAAAGATTTGTGGTACAGTTTTATGTCCTGCTTCTCTAAATCTTTTTATCTTAGGCAAGTTATCTAACACTCTCTCTTCGTATACTTCTCCTGCTTCATCTAGTAATGCTTTTGCTTTGGCACAATACTCACAGTTCTTTTGTGTGTATATAATATATTTAATCATACTCTATTCTCCTTAATAAATACTGTATCAATAACCCAAGTATTCTCAGTATCTTTCTCACCTCTTCTCCAATACAAATGGTTTGGTTCACCATATATGCTTGGGTCTATATCTGGATTATCAAACTCATCTAAGTCCCACATTTGATTCTTAACTATACTTAATGTAAGCATAGCATCTTTCTTCTTTGTTACTGTGTAATGCTTTCTACCATCACCTTCTTCATACAAGTATGTAACCTTACCTGTTTTATTGTTAATAGATTTTATCTTATATGCTATCATCTGCTAAGTCCTCCTCTCCTTCTTCCATTTGATACTGTGCATCATCTCCATACTCAGTACCTTCAAAGGTAGCTTTACCTTCATTACATGTAAAGGTTTCTCCTTCTGTCTGCTCTACTGACCAAGCTAAATCTTGCATCTCAGCTTGAGTAAGTTTAGCATTAGATTCTACCTTGTAGTACCTAGTGTCTACTGTCTGCTCACTAAATCTATATGTGTATTTATATTCACTCATCATCTTCCTCCTCTACTTTGCTTGGGTCATATGCATTTGGGTCTGTATGACATACATAATCACTATGCCAGAACTGTTGGTACTTACCTTTGTCTGCTCCATAGTCGTGTATACCACCTTCTTTCTTTAGGTCATAGTAACTAATAACTTCAGCAAAAGCATCTTGTACTCTTATTACAT